GTAGTAGTCGCCTGTATCCGGGTTATTAGGGATACGAGCACTACCTGATCCTACTTCAATGTTGTCGACCCATACTCTGTGGTCATTAACTTTTTTATGTAATACATTAGTATTAATTCGACTAACGCTGTTAACAGCTTCAAATGTTTCCCTCAACGATCCACCTATGCCATCTACTATCAAGTAGCGTTTTCCGGCAGTGATAGGTTGATCAGTATTTTCTTTGTTTGGTCGTTTAGGATTAAATGTAGTAGGATCAATAATAGCATCAAAGAATCCATATTCGCCAGACGGTCTTACTGGCCCTGGAATTAAGGTATTAGATGAAAATGTATCAGGATCCCAACTTGATACCAACAGAGTTGCATCAGTAGGATGTAAACTAACAGTTCCTACAACTTCGGTTTCATCTGGTTGTATTAAAAATAGTTTGCTTAATCCTGCTGTTAAATTTCCTGGAAATTGTTTCAAAACCATTTGCCAAGATAACCAGGTACCTGGGCTTGACTCGTTACTACGTATTCTTATTATAGATTGTTCTACAACAATATCAAAATTGCCAATAGTAACACGTTGAGCAAACATTTTATTAATCGGGTCTACTTGCCCAGTTGCGTAGTCTGTACCAAGTCCGTCTATATAGTCTAATACTGGATCACTTTTATTTTCAAATATGTTTGCTATAATACTAGTAATAATACCTAATTTTTTAACTTTAACAGGAGGAGATATGAATATCGGTGTTTTTAAAGTTAGACTAGCAACATCAATAGCAACCTGTGTTCCTACAGGTATACTGCGAGAACTAAAAACAACGTCACCTAACTCAACAACACTTAAACTTGTCCAGTCAATATAGTTGTCAGTGGTTTGTATTTCTAAACTCGGATTAAACAACACTAACATCTGTTCTATAATTTGCAATTTTTGATCTGTGCTGGTTGTCCAAATATCTACTTTTAAAGTTAGATCAAACGGAGTTGGCATTAATCTTTCAACAGTATATTGGTTACCTTGGCTATAATTATAGTCGGTCGGGTTGCCGTCTTCGTCAGTGTCGTATGCTCGTTCTCTAATATTTAATTTACTAACAAATGTACTGTCACTTAATCTATCTCTTGCAAGATCTAAATCTGCTACATAAACAGCAATGCGTGGAGCTGTAGCTACCGCATTTTCACTGTTTTGATTAACAACACTTGCTGCCTGTCTGTCTTGATCCCCATACATAACAGGAACTCTAACTAATGTTCCGTCTCCGTACTTCACTGAAAAGTTAGACAACAGTCTAACCACCTGTGTAATATATCTTCTTATCTGGCCGTCATAAAAATGTTGCATTAGAAATCTGCCTTAGGTTTAAGTGCTTTAGAAATAGATTGGCGTTCTGGCACAGTTTCTGTTCCGATAACAGCACTTTTTGTATTGTTAATAAACCCAGTTCGATGTGTATTCCTAGTGTCAGTATTAGAAAGAGTGTGTCTCACAGCATCTTCTATTTTAATCCATCTTTTGCCATCGTATCTAAACAGTCTGTTAGGCATCATATCGTTACGTAAAAAATAATCATCTTTAATAGCATTTGATGGAAACTGTATCCCAAACCCAAAATCAGCACCGTTAGACGGGACACCGTCACCGAGTAAATAGCCTGTATAACCAATTCTTTTTGGTTTTTGTGATTCTTCACTAGCGTCTAAAGTTAATGAGCTAGCGTCAATATCTGTTTCGTCAGCAGTTCTCAATGCAGGGTTACCCTTATCATCTACAGCCAGTGTATAAAATTGTCGAGTTTCGTAACCGCTCTTAGGAGCATCAGCTTCTGCTTGTGCTAGAATTGCATCATTAATAGATAACTGTTTATTATACGTGCTTAACACATCTCGCAAAGATGTTGCAGTTTCAACGCCAGTTACTGGATTAACAACCTTCTGATCAAAAATTTCTTTATATTGCTGACTGTCAACAATCTTCTTAAGTTTTAATCTATACAAATGTGGATACCACGTACGACTAAAGCCTTCTGCAGCACGACCTACTTCGTCAATGACAAAATAACGCGGTAATGCAACATCAAAATCATTTAAGGCAAATTCGTCTCTTAGGTGAGGCAACTCAATTACATCGCCTGCTAGTGGCTTACGGCCGATTGACTGAATAAAATCATTAATATGTACAGTCATAAAAACTGTGTCTTGATCAATAAACAACCCAAACTGGCTTAAATTAAAATCAATATCTGCTACATTATAAATGCCACGTAATGTATAGATAGAACTGTCATAGGTTCTATCACGATTTTCTAAAAATAGTAAATCTTGAATATTTGTTTCTTTAACAATAGGGTTCCCGTCCCCGTCTGTGTACAACGGTTGATCTGCTGTAGCATCTGCTTGCGAGGGGTTTTTTGGGCCTAGATATTTGTGCAGATATATATCTGTTCCGCCAACCTGAAACATCTCAGATATACTGCGGTCTAAGAACTTGTAATCGTTGCCCTTTTCGGGTTTGTAAAGTGATAAACGTGGCATAGTAGTATATTTAGCGCATAAATACTACGGGAGATTCAAATGTCAGACAATCCACAAGCTATTAAACAAGAAGTTTTCGATTATTGCCGCACTATGCTAGGCGATGGAATGATCGACGTTGAACTAGATCCTAAGCATTATGAAACAGCTTTAGATAAAGCTCTAGTGCGTTTTAGACAGCGTAGTCCTAATGCTGTAGAAGAAAGCTACATGTTTCTAGAACTAATCAAAGATCAAAATGATTACATATTGCCTAAAGAAGTTATTAACGTACAGTCATGCTTTAGAAGAACACTGGGATCAAGAACTGGTGGAGGAACTGGTACAAACTTTGAACCTTTCAATCTTGCGTACACTAATACGTATTTGTTAAACAGCACCATGCTGGGCGGCATAGCTACCTACTATATGTTTGCTGGCTATCAAGAAATGATAGGTAAAATGTTTGGTAGCTACATTGAATTCCAATGGATTCCTACTAGTCGCACATTTAGATGCCTACAACGTCCGTTTAGTGAAGGCGAAACTTTACTATTACGCTGTCAGAATTTTAGACCAGATTATACAATCATAGATGATATCTATGCTAAACAATGGATACGTGATTATTCACTAGCTAATTGTAAACTCATGTTAGGTGAAGCACGTAGCAAGTTCCAAAGCATTGCAGGACCACAAGGTGGCGGCAGCTTAAATGGCGGAGACTTAAAGTCCGATGGCAAAGCAGAAATTGAAAAATTAGACAAAGAACTAGAAACACTAGTAAGCGGTGGTACTGGTTACACTTTTATTATAGGTTAAACATGAAAGTACACGAAATTATTTCAGAGTCGGCAGCGTGGAGACGCAAAGAAGGTAAGAGCAAAAAGGGTGGCCTAAACGCCAAAGGTGTTGCTAGTTACCGCAGAGAAAATCCAGGTAGCAAACTACAGACAGCAGTGACAACTAAGCCTAGCAAATTAAAAGCTGGTAGTAAAGATGCTAAACGCAGAAAATCATTCTGTGCTAGAATGGGCGGAGTTGACGGCCCTATGAAAAAACCCAACGGTGAGCCAACCCGCAAGGCCCTTGCTCTACGTAAATGGAACTGTGAAGAATGAAAGTCTACGACATTATTACAGAAGTAAAACAGCCTAAACCGACTAAGAGACAATCGCAGTCTACTAAGGGTATGAATATCTACGGTGACAAAGAAAAAGCTAATAGTGACTATGTAGCATTTAAACTTGGACAAGCAATGGCTGGCACAGACGGCAAATCAAAACCAGACATTGATGCTAAAAGCTGGCACGGTAAAAAGAAAACAATCTATCCTTACACCAAAGAAGAACAAGACATGTTTGTTCAAGCTGCCAAAGTAGTTGGTGCAGACTATGAAGACCTGAATCACGGTGATATGCGCAGTTTGGAATTAGACTCTACCCACAAAGTAAGTCCAGTTGCTAAGATTAAAACGAACAAATACGGGGTCTAATCACTCTTGACAAGCTAATAAAAATCCTGTAATATATATTATCACTGGGGGATAATATGATCATAGGCTTCGTGGGATTTATTGGTTCAGGCAAAGATACTGCCGCAGATTATTTGGTTAACTTTCACGGATTTCGCCGTGACTCATTTGCAAACAC